TTCTGGATAAGTTTGATTAAAAAAACACTTGATCATATAAGGGATAAAGGGTCGTCTATTAAATGTAGGAGTAACAACACTAATAAACGGTAATGAATTAATGGTTTTATTTTTTCCCATTATAACAATTTATAGAATATTTTTTAAAATTATATTTAAATTCTTTATTATACGAATCTTATATTATATTTTTTTTTTCCATTCATTTTGTATTGTTTTCCTCTGCTTTGAAATCCACCGTTTTGAAATCCACCGTTTTGTTCTTCAGGAATAGCACAAACATTAAACGGAACCGCATTAGAATTTACATCATTTTTATTAAATGTTACTTTTGTTTGGTTAATTCCAACAGATTTAGTAAATCCATTAGTATTAACTTCAGGATTTTCAATTCTATATTCTCCTATAATGTATAAAATAATTAAAGCAGGAATTATGGCTAGAGCAATATCTATTGTAAAAAAATTAAACGCATTAAATAGTAGACCAATTGAAGCCAAATCCAAGAAAAATTTTGATTTATAACTAAAAGAATCTAATATTAAATTTAATACATTGTAATTTTTATTATTAACTTTACCACCAACAGCTAATGGTGTTATAAAAGAATATAATGTCAATAAAAATGGCGTTAATAATGCGGAAATTAAAGCACCAAAACAATTAATTCCAAGTAATACTAATGGAATAATTCTTAAAAATGATATTTTGTTAGTAGGTTCCCATTTCTTTTCATTATTTTCCGAAGCAGCTCTAAAAAACTGAGGTATATTTATAATATGGTAAAAAAAAGTCCAAAGATATGAAACACTAAAAAATATAAAAAATAAAGGAATTGCGATTAAACCATAAATTAACATTATTACAGATTCAGGAAAATAACTTAAATAATAAAAAATTATATTAATAATCTGAAAGTTAGTAGCAATAATACTATCAAAAACTTTGGAATAATATAAAGCAGTATTGGCAAATACACCAGATTCAGGTTTGGCTTTTAATTTTAAAGCGCATAAAAAGCTATCTTTGAAACTAGCTAAATATTCTTGAGAATCAAAATTGATTTTTTGTGAAATTGTATTTTCACTATTAAATGAGAAAAAATCATGCCAAGGTTTAATAACATTAATATCAATTGGTAAATCTTTAATTATTCTATTAATATCTGTAAAAGGTGCTAAACTACTATTATCAGGTAAAATATTAGATTGAGCAACTTTAGTAGTATATAAGCCAAAAGAACCAATTATAAAAACAAAAATAATTATAGTTCCAATAGTAACAACTAAATAATAAATTAAAAATGGAATAACTTTGTTTTGTTTTGTTTCTGAATTTGTATTATTTTTTTTATCATCAATTGTATTAGTATCTTCAGTAGACATTAGTTATAATAATTATATATAAAAATTTTTATAATAAATAAAAATCATAATTAGTGATCATACAAAAAATAATATTATTGTATATTAAATATGAATTATAAATATACAATAATATACACAGGAATCTGTTTATTACTTTTTTGGATAATAATAAAATGGGGTTCATCAATAATTCAAAACTATTGTTTTAAAAATAATTTGGTAGAGGGTTTAACTGACTTTGAAAAATATTCTTATAATGTGGTCCCTTATCCAAAAGATGCGGTAATAAATTATAATGATATAAATTCTCCACTATATAGTCACACTGTAAATTTACCATTAACTGATCGTGTTAGTTGTCAGAATTTTTGTGGACCTAAGGCTCAATGTGCTATAACTAGAGAGCAATGTACAGCAGATATTGATTGTTATGGTTGTAATCCAGGTCCAAAACCATTAAATAGTTGTGTAACAAAGGACGTTGCTCCATATGATAATGGTGGAAAATTGACTCAAAATGAGGGTTTACATTATAGTTCATTAACAACAGGATATGATAATCATGGTATAGATTTTGAAGAAATTTATCCGGGTTCCAAAGAGGCTCAAATAATAAAGCCATATTTGGGAGTTGATAAATGGAGTCGTGGATTTAACGAAGGATTAAAATTATACAATAAAAAGCAGGAATTATATGATAAATATCAAGAAGAAAAATATAATTTGGGTGATACAGAATCAGGAAAAGTTCAAGATTTTGAGCCTAAATATCCGACAACAATTTCAGCAACAGGAGCATTTTTTGAAACCACACCTCCTGCTTCCAATGCGTATCTAGTATAAACCCTAACCCTAACCCTATTATGTCGCATACATTAAACCAACATTTCCACCAATAAAGTTGACAACATTAATTCTTTCTTCAAATAAATGTAAATCAAAATTATAATCATAAATACGCCATGTAGGTTTATTAATACCAATAACATTACCTGTTTCTGGATCACATATTGTTAAACTTTGTGCTAATGGGTCCAATGGTGGGATAATAGTAGTAAATTCTAATTCAATTTGTGAAAATCTACTCATATTTATTGCTCCTGATGGTTGTAAATCAGAATTATTTGAATGAATACCAAAATTATAACAATATAACCCATCGGGAGCATTGCCAGAAGTTCTAGTATATTTCTCAATATAATCAAAAATACCAGCAGCTTGAATATTTTCTCTATAGGCACCATCTAATAAAATACCCATAGCTACTAAAATTGGTTTTATATTTTGAAGATTATATGTTTGATTTATTACTAATCCAGTTAATGTACCATCTGGATTTACACCTGGTCCTATTGGTACAGGAACTAATGCTCCTCCTTGAGTGCGATAAATAGTATAATTACCAGATGTTGGAGCTTGTATTACATTGACTGGTCTATAATTATATGGCCAATTTGTATAATTTGACCATTCATTCCTTAAATTAGCATCACTTCTTTGGAAATAAAATAACCAACTTGAAACCATTCCTAATGAATCTAACTCTATTTTGTTAGGTCCAGTAACATTAGGAAATATTTGTTCATGAACTTGTTTTATTAAATACTTTTGCTCTTGTAAAGCAAACAATCTTTCTTCCTCATTTGATAAAAAACAATAAGTACAATTTAAATGAATATCAGCATTCCATATTCCTCTTTGATCTGGATATGAAGTTATATCTAGACATAAGTCGGGTGGAGGATGTAAAAAACGATAAAATTGCATATACCATGAGTTAAAATTAGGTGCTATATATGGATAATTATTAAACGCATCAAATACATCACGTATTTGAAATAATTGATTAATAGGTCTAAATGTAACATTGATTTGTAATTCATTATATTGTAAAGATGTTAATGGAAACGCCATTTGTGATTTTAATCCAAACCAATTATTTAAAGGAATATATAATATTCTACCTCTAATAGAAGGTTCAGGACCTGCTATTTCATCGGTATAAAAAGCATTTGGATATGAATTTACGCGTGATTCAGCATTGGCTGGATCTACTAATTCAGGAATATGCCCAATCATATTATAAAACAATTCCTTTTTAGTAAGAGAAAAATCTCTTTGAACCGCAGCTAATAAATAATCTCCAGAATATTCTTGTAATGTATAATTACCACATGTAAAACTAATTTTAGAAATCATTTTAGCTCCAATATATTCAATCCATTTGAATTCATATGGAGCCCATTGTTCTATATTTCCTAGACCTTGTGCGGTTGTTTGTTCTGTAATTTGCTGAGGTGGTAAAATAGGAGACCAAATATTTGGTAATATAACAGATATATAACAATCCATTAAAAGATCAGCATATCGGGGAATTTTAAACGTAAATGAAGATTCTTCCGACAAGCGCAAAGTTTTTGAACCTTCATAATCTACCCTAAATTTCTGTAACCCAAAATTAGTGTATTGATGATATGTTGATTTAAAGAAGCTTTTGCTTGGGTTACCATTTAAAATTATATTTTGTTGTCCTTGACTTACAAGTTGCATTAAACCTCCTGCCATATTTTTATATTATATTATATTATTTTTAATTCTTTATTCATCATAATATAATTTTATAATATTTCTTATTTCTAAATAATTTATTGATAATTTTAGAAATATAAATTGTTTAATGGTATACTTTTTTTTAAAAGTATAATATAGTATGAATAATATTTCAAACGCAGAACAAAATATATCTAACGTAGTAAAAAATATTACTCAGATGAAAGAATCCACAGCTGTAGTATTATTAAGTTGTATTATATTTTTAATAATATTAATTTCATTTTTATGTTATTTTTATTATAATGGGTTAAGAGGTAGAGAATGTAAATATATGAACAAACTTTACGGTGATCTTAATGGTAAAATAAGATCTATAGATGAAACAGATCAATTTAATTATACATTTAAGGATTATTATATTAAGACAGCTTATAATTGTTGTAGTGGAGGAAATTATAAAAATGATTTTGTAGACACATGTAATTTAAAATCGCTTTTAAAACAAGGTGTAAGAGGGTTAGACTTTGAGATATTTTCAATAAATGATGGGCCAGTCGTAGCAACTTCAACAAGTGATAGTTATTATGTTAAGGAAACATTTAATTATGTAAATTTTGTAGATATAATGAATATTATAAGAGATTATGCTTTTTCCACTTCAACTGCTCCCAATTCAAGTGATCCAATTATAATACATTTACGTATTAAAAGTACAAATCAAGCAATGTATCAAAATTTTGCTAAGCTTTTAGAAAATTATGATTCCATATTATTGAGCAAAGATTATGATTCGGAAAATAATGGTAAAAATTTCGGTAATGTTCCTATTAAAAATTTACTAGGAAAAGTAGTCATTATTGTAGATAGAAGTAATATATCATTTTTAGAATGTCCTGAATTTTATAGATTTGTAAATATGACAAGTAATTCAGTTTTTATGCGAGCATTACATTATTATGATATTAAATATACACCAGATATGAATGAATTAATAGAATTTAATAAACAAAATATGACAATTGGTATGCCCGATAAAGGATCTAATCCGGAAAATCCTAGTTCCTTAGTTATGAGAGAAATGGGCTGTCAACTTTTAGCAATGCGTTATCAAACAATTGATGTAAATGTGGAAGAAAATGATATATTCTTTGATGAAAAAGGTTATGCGTTTGTATTGAAACCAGAAAATTTACGTTATATTCCTGTAACAATTCCATTACCACCAGCTCAAAACCCAGAATTATCATTTGCTACAAAAACAGTTCAATCAGATTTTTACAGTTTTAATATTTAATTATAATTATCATAATATAATTTTACTATTTCCAATAGATCAGTATTTTTTTCTTGATTTATTCGTTGTATTTGTTTTTCTATCTCCATTTGTAATACTGGTAAACGTGTATACAACATTGGATTAATAATTTTTCCATTTTTATTTTTATACTTATCAGGATTGAATCTAATAAATATAAATTTTCCGCTATGTATCATATATAAATCATCATAACGAATTTCTTCGTTATTCGCATTATAATATTTATGCTGATTTTCATCTGTTTCAATACATAACAATGTATTGCCTATTAATAAACGATGGTCTATTCGTCTTCTATTTACGCATTCGCAATTTCCTGTCCATAATGATTTATCATGTTGAAAACCGACAAAGTTTTTATTTATAAAATCTCTTACAGCTATTTCCTTTGTTTTTGAACGAATTTGAAATGTTATTGGGTCATTTGGAAATGTTTGTTGATAACAAAAAGAACAATAACCTTTATATTTACTGTTACCTAAAGAACCTAAACAAAAATTAGCCTTACATTTTTTATTAACTACATCAATCATATCAGATGTTTTACAATTTACACAAAACATCGCATTTAAACCCTTTAAATTATAACTAGGTCTAGCTAATCCACAACTACATTTTTCATGAACTACATCAATCATTTCTTCTAATTTACAATTGATACAGTATTCTGCCTTTAAACCTTTATAATTATAGCTGGGTCTCGATAGACCACAACAGCACTTTTTATGTTTTAAATCAATCATACCATCTAATTTACATTTAGAACAATATTCTGCGTTTAATCCTTTAAAATTAAATTGTGGTTGAACGCTGTTGCATTTACATTTTTTACTTTTTATATCTATCATTCCATCCAATTTACATTTAGAACAATATTCTGCTGTTAATCCCTCAAAATTAAAAGATGGACGAACACTATTACATTTACATTTTTTACTTTTTATATCTACCATTCCATCCAATTTACATTTAGAACAATATTCTGCTGATAATCCCTCAAAATTAAAAATTGGAGATGCTCTTCCACATTTACACATTTTGGTAATTACATTAATCATTCCATCCAATTTACATTTAATACAATATTTTGCGATTAAACCTTCAAAATTATAGGATGGTTGAACTCTTCCACACGTACATTTATTGTTAAAAACATCTATCATTCCATCTGACTTACATTTAGCACAATATTCAGGTTTTAACCCAACATAATTAAAAACAGGGAATTTATTTCCACAATGGCATATTTTATATTGATTATGTAATTTTTCTTTATGTGTTTTACATCTGATTGGTATACCATAAAATTCAGCATAAGTAGCTCTATTGCGACAATTTTCAAATTGACAAAGTTTAGGCATTATAGAATAATAATATACTTTATTTTTAAGTATGTCTCTTAAAATAAAAGTGGGGACATCAAATAAAACTGTTTATAAAATATTTATAACAATAATATATAAATGACTAAAAAGGATAATCTATGTAAAGAACTAACATTTAGTGATTGTGAATTGGCTATTTTAAGAACAGCAGTAGATAAAGCTGAGGAGAAACAGGGCAGACAATCAGCTAATTCTCCAGAAGTCAAACGCATAATTACTATTGTAGAAAATTTTTTACGTAAAAAACATCTAATTTGTTATGGCGGTTTAAGCATAAACGAACTCTTACCAAAACAAGACCAATTCTATAATAAAGATATTGAAATTCCTGATTATGATTTTTATAGTTCAAACGCGTTAAATGACGCAAAAGAATTAACAGATATATACGTAGAAAATGGTTTCCAAGAAGTAGAAGCTAAATCAGGCCAACATCATGGAACTTATAAAGTATTTGTAAATTTTATTCCAGTTGCTGATATAACTTCATTACCTAAAGATTTATTTTCTGCTATTAAAAAAGAATCTATTAAAGTTGCTGGTATTTTGTACGCACCTCCTAATCTTCTTCGTATGGGCATGTATTTAGAATTATCAAGACCAGCTGGAGATGTTAGTCGTTGGGAAAAAGTCCTGAAACGTCTAACTCTTTTAAATAAACATCATCCACTTATTGGTAAACAATGTTTTCAAATTGAATTTCAAAGAAAAATGGGACATAATGAATTTTCTGATAAAATTTATGATAATATTCAGCATACATTAATAGATCAAGGCGTTGTATTTTTTGGAGGTTATGCTTTATCTATGTATTCTCAATATATGCCTAAAAAATTAAGACATAAATTACATAAAATACCAGATTTTGATGTTTTATCTGAAGAACCATTGCTTACTGCTCAAATTGTAAAAGAAAGATTAACTGATATTGATGTAAAAAATGTCAAAATTATTAAAAGACCAGGTATTGGTGAAATTATTGCGCCTAACTATGAAATTAAAGTAGATGAAGATACTGTAGCATTTATTTATCAACCATTAGCATGCCACAGTTATAATATTATTAAAGATGGGGGTTATACTATTAAAATTGCTACTATTGATACAATGCTTAGTTTTTGGTTAGCATTTTTATATGCGAATAGACCTTATTATGATAAAGATCGTATTTTATGTATGGCTAATTATTTATTTAAAGTTCAAGAAAAAAATAGATTAACACAAAAAGGCTTGTTAAAACGATTTAGCATTAATTGTATGGGACATCAAGAAACTGTTGAAGAAATGCGTGCGGAAAAAGCTGAAAAATTTGCTGAATTAAAAGGAAAACGTGGAGATCCAGAATATGAAGAATGGTTTCTCAGATATAGACCTGTTGATAAAAAACTTGATAAAGTAGAAAAGGAAGAAAAGGAAGAAAAGGAAGAAAAGAAAACAAAGACTAATAAAAAAAAGAAAAACAAAACAAAAAAAAAACGTAAAGGTTTTTTCTTTTAATAAAAAAAATATTTTTATATTTAGTATATATATAAGAATGAAGATACAATTCTTTGATGACTTATCACGGTTTTTAACTGATTCATTGGACAACAGTGAAATTACTAAAAGCTTTGAAAAATTGAATAAAATATTGGAAAATTATTTACACAACGAAGAAGACAAGCCGAGTGAAATTATTAAATTCTATTACTTATCAAGCGAAGTCTCTAAAAACAAGACTTCTTCAAGTTTATCTACCCCAGGTGGTAGAAAAGACTTTATGAATAGTACAATATATTATATTTATAGTTCAGATGATAATAGTGTTATTGGAGAAACATCTGCGTTTTATAATAAAGTTCCAGCAAATTTAAGCAATAGTTTTTTTTATAATAAGACATATACAACTTCTTTTTTAAGAGGGAATATTATTAATGGCTTTGCTTCCACAATTTTTGATAAAGATGAAAAAAAATTTATCTTTCCCCAAGGAACTATTACAACTTTTGATTTTAACGGTAATAAAGTAAGAATTGAAAAATTACCAGATGATTTAATAACTCCTGATAAAATTCATTATAAAATTAGTTTTTTTGATTAATGTTTAAACATGTTCATTTTTACATAATCGCTCTATAAATCTATCCTTATTTCTTTCTTCATTCATATATATATTTATTATTTCAGCTGGTGAATAAAAATCTTCTTTAATATTTTCTAATTTATCGTTTTCTAAAATCTCATCAAATAAATGATTATATATTTCTTTTATTATTTTACGTGAAACATATGATAACTCTAAAGTGATATCTATTCTACCTGGTCTTATTAAAGCTGGGTCTAAATCATGATAATGATTTGAAGATATAACCATTATTCTTCCGGGTGTTTCACGAATACCATCCCATAAATTCAATATATCATCTAATGTTATTGGTTCTTCATCTAGTGGAAGTTTTGGGAACTCACATATTTTTTCAGATGCTTTTTCTGTAGCAACTATTGTTTCTAATAAATCTCCAACATTTATTTTGGAATTACTAGATAATTCTTCAAATTCTAGTTTTTTTCCAAATCCTGTTATAGACCTATTTTTCTTTTTTTCTCTATCTAAAACTATATCACCTATACAATCAATATCTTCAAACACAATTATTTTTTTGTCAAAAGTAATACTTCCCTTTTTATTATCTAAATTATAACGTTCTTCAAAAAATATACTATCTAATTGTTTTTTTGTTTTTATTAATTTCAAAGAAATAACCACTACATTTCTATTTGTATAGTTAGCAATTGTTTTTATTAATGAAGTTTTACCTGTTCCAGGTGGACCATGCATACCAATACCTAATGAATATGGAATGCCTTTTTCAAAATACCATTCTTTATTATTCAAAAAAAAGTCTAATTTTTTTATTAAATTTATTTTGTCTTTAAAAAAAATATTTGTAAATTGTCTGGTGCTTGAAAAAACATTTTCATCCCAAATTTCATATCTACATTCTTCATATTTCGTTTTTGTTAATGTATATATAAATTTCTTATTTTCTCGTAGATCTTCAATAGATGATACATATTTTTTTGTTATATTTTCAACAAATTCTTTAATTGTATTTATATCGCTTTTATAAGAAAACAACTCAATAACAATTTTTTCAATCTTACTTGTTGTTTTCGCATTTTTATCATTCTTGCCTTCTTGTTCTTGTTCCTCATTATTAATTGTAGTATAAGCATAAATTTCATGTTCTTTTGATATTAAAAATTTATCACTTTGTATTACCATATAAATTCCCAAATCTCTTTTATTATCTCTAGATGGGTTTTCAAATGAATATTCTTTTATATGTTTTATTGTAACATTATCTCCAACATTATCTATTATATATGCCCATAATGCTTTAAATCTATCACTAAACGCATTTGTTTGATTTAATCTGCTATCATAATAATTAGTTGATAATGAAATTTTACCATCATATTCCACTACATTCTTCTTATAAAACCAAGATAAATAATTAATATTTTTAAACATTATGAATAAATCATATAAATTATTATTAATAAAATGAAATAAATATGTAACTGCTGTTAATAAAATTGTAGTTAAAAATGTGTCTATTATCGGATTTCCAGTTTTTATTTTATCAAATAAAATCATATTGACTATATTTCCTGACATTAATTTTAATTGGTAATCTAATGAACCTGATCCAAACATTGTTAATATATTTATGAATTATATTTTTAAATATATTAATTATATAGTTATTATTTAAGCATTTTCTAAATCTTTAACCCTAACCCTATCTTAAAATAATGCCAAAAGCTTTTTTTATCTTTAATTCGGCAAATATTTGTATCCGTTATTATTTTAATCCAAGTTAGATTCTTATTTTTCATAAGAGTATCGTGAATTTCTCCTCCATATCCGATAAAACCTATTATTAATAAAAATATAATAAAATAATATATAATAGTTTCTATTTTATTTATAATTTTAAAATCATAATCTTTAACAGGGAATAATCTTATTTCAAAAGGCCAACTAAAAGTAATCCAATATCTATTTTTAATATATATTTCTTCATCTGCTGGATCATTTATTTCTGGACCTCTATCTAAATAAAAATCTTTATTCAATTCTAAAAAATAAATTAAAAAAATTAAAAATAATACTAATGCTGAAATTAGCACTTCTAATCTCATCACTATTAAAAATCCTAAAAAGTAAAATATAGAATAAATAAACTTTTCAATTGGAGGGGTATATTCTAATTTACCAGTATCAGATATTAATGTTACTAAAAAATAAAATAATAAAAATGATATAACTAATTGTAATGTTTTATTATTTTTTATATAATTTATTTGAAAACATGTAAATATACTTGAACCTACATAATTACCAACTAACAATAAATAAAAAATAGCAAAAGACTTTATTAAATCGGCTTGTCTTGTTGAAATTTCTTTAAATAATTCTATCATTTAATATATATAAATATTTTTAAAATGTGTTATTTAGAGCAACGCGTATTTTAAAATGTGTTATTTACACCCTTGAATATTTAAAATGTAGAAAAATGTTTTACTGTCTTTGATAACGAATAATATACAAACCCAAATAAACCACAAGATAATATTAAACCATTTATATTATAATTTCCATCTTTATGGCAACAAAATGGTAAATATTTGAATACTATTTTTTTCAAAAATGGTAATTGAAATAAAAAATATAATACTGCCAATAAGATTGGCCCTTGTAGTTCATCATAAATTGAATCTAAAGAGTTTTCCATTTTTTCTTTTTTATAATATGAATTGATATCTTCATCTGATTCTATTATATAATCTTTTTCTCTTGGTTCCGGTACATAATTGGGTTGAACTTGTGAATCATTTGTTAATATATCAGTATTTAATGAAATATCTCTACTTGGTAATTGGGTTGCGCCTGCTAAACTTGCCTGTTGTAATCCATTTACTATTTGACTTATTGTTGTTTGATCTAGTGATAATGATTTATTCATTGGTTGTTGTGAAATAATTGTATTATTTATATTTTCTAATTCATTTGTTACTAAACTAATATTGCCTCCAATAGAACCTCCATTACTCGGATCAGTTGGTAGATCATTTATATTTGTGGAATTAATTTCAGCCATATATTTATCTAAAGATTCGGCTATTTTAAAATTTACGCAAAATTAGTTCCCATAGGAATTATTTGTTTTTTATTATCACATTTTACAGCATGTTTTTCTAATTTATAACATTTTCCGTCAAAATTATATGTTTGATTGTCTATTTCTTCAATTGGTGGTGCCGCAATAACTCTACAATTTTTTCCTTTACAAGCTGCCCTAAATAATGATGCTAACCCTACTCCTAATAAAATTGACATTACAATTTTTCCTGTACTACTATGTACAAATTTATCCAAATACATTTATATTATACATTTAAAAAAAGTAAAATATAAATAAAAATAAGTAAATAAAAATATGTAAATAAAAATAAGTAAATAAAAATAAGTAAATAAAAATAAGTAAATAAAAATATAATTATAGTTTATTATTTATACGTGTTATTGTTGAATTGGAACTGTTTTTATAGAAAAAGGATTTATTGGACAGGTTGCTTCAACTGGCTTAAATTCAAAACATTGATCTACCGCGTCTTTATATTGAATATTCATATAATTTTGTGGATTAGGATAAATATATATTGTTTTTGATTCTGGACCTAATATATAAACAAAGAATAAACCTAAAGCAAAACTTATTAAAAAAATAGGTAATGATAAATACTTTGAAAGCATATTATATTATATATATTTATTAAATTTTTTATTTTTCAATAAAGTTTATTATTTTTTTAATCATCTTCTTAATGATAATATTTTTCATTTATTTAATTTGATATATTTTCATCTGATATATTTTCATCCTGATTTCCTTCAAATTTTAAAGGTAATGTTGCTAGTTCTTGTTTTTCTAATTCATTTTCCTCTCCTATTTCATTTTCTACTCCTAATTCATTTTCTACTAATTCATCTTCTTCATCCCCTACTATTTCTAGAGTAGGTTTTATTTTTCTTGTACTATTAGTTTTGATAACATCTTCTACATTCTTTCTAGTTTTATTATCTTTTCTCAAACCTTTAATAAACTTTAAAACTTTATCATCATCTTCAAAATACTCTTCTTCATTTTCTAATGAATTTTGTCTTTGTATTAATATGTATTTTTGTTCATCTGCGTCATATTCAACCATATTTACCGCATATCTAATGTTTTGTATTTCTTTTAATTTTGGAATCATTTCATTCACATAAAAATTGATTGCCTGATTTATCATTAATTCATTGTTAGTATCCATAAAATCATGAATCATTTGTTTAAATGGTAAAATACATCCAATTCCAAACTCATTAATACTTTTGTTTAATAATATTATTCTTTCTGGATTATCATTCTTTAATATATCCTTTTCTAGAGAAAAACCTAATTGTTCGGTTTCTTTCTTCAAATTAGTTGTTAGTTTTTCAAATATTGTGATAATATTTTGACTTTTTTCAAAAAATAAAGCATTATTCTTTTGTTTAATAATATCTAATTTTATTTTTTCAACACTTGCTAAACATTCGTCAATTACTTTATCAAAACGTTCTCTTACTGAATAATTAATTTGAATATCTAATGGACATGGATCATTTAAATCCCCACATTTTGCCATAAATTTTCTTAAAAGTTCTTTGCTATCATAACTTATATTGAATATTGTTCCTACATTTCTTTTACAGTTGATACACTCATGTTTTGGTAATCTAGCAAATTCAACTCGTTTTTCTTTGTTAGTTTTTTTACTTTTTATTATTGGTTTTACATATTTATCATAAAATACACTTTCATATTTATCTTTTAATCTATAAAATTCATTTATTGCTTCAATTGGATTTAGTTTTTCTTCACTCATTATAAAATATATTTATATATTTATATTTATTTTACATCGTTAAAACTTTTTTCTTTTATTTCGTTAAAATATTTATTTTATGAGTTTAATTTTTTTAAATTACTGTCATTTATGACATCAAATTCGCTTTCCCAATGAGGTAAACCTGTTATTAATTCCTGTTGTGCTCTTATTTTAGCATCTTGATAATTTCTTATTTTAGATAATATATATTTTTTTTTTTCCATATCTCTTTCTTTTATTTGTTCATGTGTTAGTTTACCTTTATATTTAAATAGCAATAATATTCCTAAAATTACAAAAAAACCTATTAATAATCCTATATTAAATATTGTATTATTAAATTTTTCTTTATAATAGCGACATTGTTTAAGCGATTCATTCAAAAAATATTTTACACCTGGTTCGGTTAACATAGGTTTCACAAAATCATTTTGATAGGTGTTCATTAATAATTACCTTTAAAAAACAAAAAAAAATTATACCAATTATCTATATGGACATATCTCTATTATCGTTGATATCTTTTACAATTATAACAATTATATATTTTGCTTTTCCAAGTATTGGTAAACCACAATTAACTCTTAATGATTTAGAAAATGATGAAACAATGATGGGATTTTATAACAAAAATATTTATAGTTTAGCAGTTTATATTGGAATTGTAGTTGTTAGTCAATTTTTCTTAAATACATCCTATTTAATATCAAAATGTGGAGGTTCTATAAATAAAAATATAGGAGCAGCTGCGCTTTTTACTTTTATTCCGTGGTTACTAATATTTGCTGTAATGGTTGCGGTTTTGATCATTTTCCCAGGATTTAAGACCGCATTTTCAGATGTAATTGGTTATTTTGTAGTATCAAGTAGTGCCAATGATATTTTATCATCTATTTTAAGAGGAACTGATTTGAATGAAATGATAGAAAAAACTAGCGATCCTAATGAAAAGAATGAACTAACAAAAGCTGCCGACGCAATTTTAAAAATATGTGGAAATAAATCTATTTTAATTAATCAAATGAATCCTGATAACTTTTTAAATATTTGGAATATTTTAAAACCTTTGATGAATACTGGAGCTTATGAAAATATAGAAATAAAAACCAGTTTATTAAATTTAGTTGTTTTGAAAGATAATATTGGTGAAGCTTTATGGTATATTTATACAGCTATTTTGATTTCTTCCATTGTAAATTATAATTTGGCAACACGTGGATGTGTAAAAGATATTAGTCAGATAAAAGCAGATCATGATGCTTATATTAAACAACAAGAAGAAGCTGATAAACAAGCAGAATTGAATAATACCACAACCTATACATCATATTAATTAAAATATTGATAATATATAAAAATGAGTTATATAGATTATTTAAGATTTTATCCAGCGGCACAGAGAGAAGTTGATTTTTTACCACAATATGTTACATCAAATTCTATAATGGTTATGGATATAAAAGATGACCCAGAATTAGCAGATTATCAATTTTATTTAAATAATGATCCATTAATAATTCCAACAATAATAATTCTTTATTATCAATGGATAAACCGTGAGACTCAAGGTGAAAGAATAGACTTAGCAAATCGTATTACAAATAAAAATGATAAAAATATTATAATTGATTTGATAAAAAATTATATTTCTACGCATATTTCAAATCTATCTAAAGAAGTAGGTGAGATTAGAGATCCAACTAATGAAGAATTGGTTGAGCAAAAAGAATCAGGAGTTGAATTACAAGTTAGACCTATTGAAGCCGAACTAGAAGAACGCCCTATAGATGTTAATTTACTGCCTGTTAGTGCGAGTGTAATTTCAAATGAAGAAAATACAAATCAAAATTTACCAATCGCAAGACATATAAAATTCGGTGGTAAAACAAAGAAAAGAAGAAAAAATTATAAAAAAAAATAAACAAAAAAACAAAAAAAAAAAAAATTAAAAAAAAAATTTAAAAAAAAAAAAAAAAAAAAAAAAAAACAAACA